GAATAATCAAATACAAAGTTAGAAGAACCAGCTAGTTGATTATCTGCTCCATGATATTGGACATTTCTTAATGTTCCAGCAGCAGGAGAAGTAATTCTTACAGTTGCAACTCCAGTTTGTTCCCCTGGGTCACCACTGACAAAATCAACAGAAACTCCAGGACCAATAAAGTTAAGAGTCGTAAAACTACTTGCCGCACCAACTAGAACATTTTCATCTCTAATTGTAAATGCTCCAGGTATAACACCCAAACCAAGACCAGAAAGTGCAGATGGTGGGACCCAATATCTATCAGATTTATCAGTTTGAGCAAAAGATGCAAGAATATATGCACCACCATTTGGATATGGCTTTGCACCAATCGAGGATGGTCCAACTAATGGATTTCCTAAATCTGGTTCTGTTTGGTCTAACGACAGATAATCATATCTGGTTGAGGATAAACCAACACCAAACTTCTTCTTAACTCTATTACTTAAATAATCAGCCATTTCTTATTACTGGTTAAATGTTTCAAGGATGCTGGAAAGGAATTTCAAATCTGCATTTGAACTTCCGCTTATGGAAATGGTATCACCAGTTTCTATAACTAATTTTCCAGAGAGTAAATTCGCAGTATCATTTGCTGGAATTGGATAATCTTTTAGAATCTCGGTAGTAACTGTGCCAAAACCAATAGTAGTTCTATTGTGATATAAACTTAATGTCTGTTCAGTATTTCCAACATTTGCACATTGTGCTAGCAAAATAACACCAACAAAACCAACTGGTGACTCATAAATTGTTTCTGTAGTTAAACCTACTACTTTAGTTACAGTTCTAAAATTATTAACTGCTGCGGCTGCTACTGCCATTTTTTAAGTTCCTCCTAATTATGAGAGTGCAAGAATGAATGGTGTCATTGTTGTGAACAATGCTTTTGTAAAGTCTCTACCAGAGACGGCACCAGTTGCTTGATTTATTGTTACTCCATCACCAATTCTAAAGTTACCTGCTTGGTCGGTGCTTGTATAAACAACATCACCACCATCCAATTTAACAACTTCATTTTCTTGAATAGTTACTCCACCAAGTGCTGGTTTTGCTTTTAGAATTTCCGTGCCAGAACCAATAAATTCAAAGGCATGGGAAGAAGCAAGTTGTAAACTCAATCTAGAAAAATATGCAGTTGTTCCAGTACTTACTGTATTATTTAGATTCTGTGCAAGAGTGACTGTTGTAATTCCTGCAGATGGGAGAGTTGATTCAAGAACACGATAATAAATTGGATCAATTCTTGAAACTTCTGCGGTAGCAGTAGTTCCAGAATCTGGTGATTGAATGGTTATATTTGGAGCGGAAGCATATTGACTACCCGCAGTAACAATAGTAACAGAAGTTACGGAACCATTTTCAACTGTTGCTGATGCTTGAGCAGTAATTCCATTTGGTCCCGTTGGAGTATCAATAGTAACTCTAGGAACTGCAGTATATCCAGAGCCACCATCAGTAATTCTTACTTCTTGAACAGAATAGTATAGTTTATCAAAATAAACTACTTGTCCGTCATATGGTCTATAACTTCCTATGCCAGATATAATAATTTCATTTTGTCCATTAGTTACTGTAGTTGTTGCAGCACCAGTTAATGTATAGATTGATTTTGTACTATTGTCCCCAACTCCAATTGAAACTAATCCTCTATTTCCAAATGAAGAGTTTGAGTTTGTAATATCACACTGACCACCAGATTCGGTATAAATTGCAGTATCACAGCAAATAGTAAAAATAGAAACTAACTGTGCATAAGCACCATTGGTAATAGAAACTCCAATACCACCTTGATTGTACTGGGTATATGAGTCAACAGACATTGACCCAGTTACACCAACATCATCTTGGTCTCCTGGTTCTGCTGTAAATCCATCTACTTTCATACCAATACTCTTTGGAATGAAATTAGTACAGTTTCTAATGTATGGTCCCTGTAAAATTGGACCGACACCTGGAGAGAATGATGGATGATTTGGAATTGTAGTTCCTGCTCCTGCATTTCCAGGATAAGTAGTATTAATTCCAACACCTAAGATTGTCGTACCTGCCCCAATAATTGTAGTAACAATACCAGCACAAGTATGGACTGCTGACAATACATTTGCACAAGATGCGATATCTTTATTTGAACCAGTTGCTGGGTCTGGTAAAATCCCCAAATCTTTAACTTGTGTGACTTGGGATTGATGATTTCCTGTCCAAGAGACATTATTAACACAAGAAAATGCAATGCCAACTGCATATTTAATCGTATCTATTGTTGCTTGTCTTACACTGTATCCATTTACATCAGTTCCAGTGATGTGTTGAAGTGCTCCAGTATTGTTAAAGTAAGTTTTTGCTGCACCAACAGATTTTGAGTTTCCACCTCTAGTAATGTCATAGCATATTGCTTTGAAAATATCTTTAATGTCATCACTACAGTCTCTTGCATTTCCTGTAGGTACAACAAATGCTGGAGATTTATATGCAGTACTTGTTAAATAACCAACTGCCTCACCTGCAATATAATCAAGATTCATTCTGATGAGTCTTGCTGCATCAAAAAATCTGTTGCTAGAAACTCCAACCAAAGGTTGGAATGCAACTACTGCAGCACCATTTGTTGAATCTGGACCAACAAAACTCAAGTCAGTAATGTGTACCGCATTATTAACATGGAATAAATCTTTATCTGGATTTAATGGTCTAACTTGACAGTTTCTTAGTTCTGCCCCCTCTACGGCAACATTTTTTCCAAGTATAATTGGATTATTCTCTGCATAATATCCAGGGAAAACTTTAATAGTATCTCCAGGTAGTGCTATTGCTGCTGCTGCCTTTATAGATGCCTTTGAGTCATTTTCTGTCAATCCACTATTTGAATCATTTCCATTTTGTGTGACAAAAATTGTTTTTCCAATTGGTTTATATGCATCAATTCTAACACTACCTTTGCCATTTCCTGGTGTAATTGTAACTCCAATTCCAGGAATAATAGTAGTTACAATACCAGAAAGTTGAGAACCAGAACCTAAGAATGTTGCTGCATTTATGGTTTGGAATGTTGCACCACCAGAAACATTAACATTAGTAAGTGAAGTAATTCCTGCTACAGTTACATCTTGGAATGTACTTAATCCTGTTACATTAATGCTCGTTAATGCATTTAATCCAAGGTCTGCCCTAAATGATGCAGCAGTTGTGGAATCAATACCAGTTAGGTTTTGAAGTTGTCTTGCACTACTAAGGATTTGTGTTGAACCAACACTAACTGAAGATACAGTTGTTACTCCAGTTATATTTGCTCTTGTTGCTGTTAAATTTGTAATGTTTGCTGTTACTTGAGTTGATACTCCAGTAACATTTAATCTGTTTAACGTTGTTTGATTTAATACCCTTGTATCATCAAATGTACTCAATCCAACGACTGTTAAATCATTTAAAACATCCAATCCCAAAGAAACTTCAATTGTATTTCTTGTAGTTGCATCAATCGAAGTAACACCTTCAAGAGTTGGAATTTTTGCAACCAATGCAAATAAGTTGTTAGTTGTAGTTAAACCAACATTCCTCAATACTCCACGAACATCTAAGTTTGCTAATGGAATGCTGGTTCCAATTCCAACATAATTTAATGCTGGGTTATAGACAAGACCTTCTGGATTTACAAATGCACTGGTGTCACTATCAAAATTCTTTGTATAAGTTAAAAATTGAACCTGATTATCTGTCTGCCTGTTTATAGTTAATGATGCAGCAGCACCAACTGCTTGATATGCTGTACCAGTAATATCAATGTTATAAACACCACTAAGTCGTGCAGAAGGAAGAATACCTCCAGTTATATTTGATGCACTAGTAAGTGAGTTGGAAGTTGCTGCAGTACCAGTGATATTAATATCATAGTTACCTGACAATCTCTCTCTTGGAACTGTTCCACTGAGAATGTTTGTTGCATTGTTTAAAACATTTGCAGTTGAAACACCAATAGGATAGAATCCACTAAGTCTATCTGGATTAATTGTTCCAGATAAAATATTTGCACCACTAAAAAGAAAAGTTGAAGTAGTAGCAGATCCAGCTAAATTTCCAATAAATTGATTGGCAGTAATTGTCGATGCTCCAACAATACTATTTCCCAACAAACTTAGATTGTCATTAGCTGCCAATTCCTCTATTTGATTAGACGTTGGATTGGCAATTAAGGGATATCTGTCTGCCATTAGTTATTTGTATACTTTTTGTTCTTATAATATATAGGAAGCCTTTTATTTTTTCTTTTCATACTTAGAAAAATCAAAATTTTCCATTTCTTGAATTTGTTTTTTCAGTTTATCAATCTCTTCTCTCGTCCTTGCGGCAGATTGTAATAAAGACCAAGCATAGAGTTCTCTTTCGTCTCTTCTTTCTCTTAATCTCTTTGTCATTGAAATTAATTTCTCTGCAGTCGGTTGATTTGCAGATATTACAGAATTCATATTATTTGTGGCACTTGTAATTGCAGAATCATACTGGGAGCATGTTGCTCCATTTGGATCTGGTCCTCCTTGTGCCATTCCAGTATAACCAATCGAAACAGAGGTTGCTGTTCCACCAATTGTAACTTTTGTTCCAAGTGGAGCGTAAGTAGTTGTACAAGTTATAATTGGCATTTCACCTCCACTACTGGTACACGTTGTTATTGTCGGCCATTGCTTTGTTCCAATATAATAATCTGCTCTACCTGCTCCAACTTTTGGTTCTTTTATTTCTTTAACTATTACATCTCCCTTAGATTTTATTTCATCTCTTGCTTTTTCTGGTTTCCATGATTCTGTTCTATTTGGATCACCAGAAGTATCATAAAATACACTATGTCCTTTACCAACTGTTGATTTATCAATGATTCCTATTTTTACGGGACTATTTGGATTTTTCTCGTAATTAAAGTCTTCATCAATATTTGGAGTATTCCTAATCACATATATTGCTGTACTAGCAAAAGATGCCAAAGTAGTTGTTGATATAAACAAAGCAGGTATTGTTGTAAGAATTCCTACTCTAAAAATACCTTCTTCCAAATAATTAGTTGCTGGTTTATCTAAAATCAATGAGGGAACGAGTAAAGTTGAAGTCGAGACTATTCCAACCTCGTCATAATATTCTATAGTTTGCGTAGTACTACCAAAACCAACGATTGAAGTATAACCATTTGTGGTCAAGACTCCCACATAACTTGTAGACATTCCAGAAACTTCTGGCTCAAGAAGAATCATTCCAGTGGTTAACCCAGTTATGCTACCAGCACCAAAATTAGCAAAAGTATAAGACCCAGTGGATATGCCACCAACTAAAGTGGTAATGATTCCTACAACTGTAGTAGACCCAAACCCAACAACTTCTGGCAAATCTCCAGTGGTAAATGCGACTGGATTATCAAGATTGTCTGATATTGTATCTCCAATCTTTATCTCTTGTGGAACTGAAGTTGCACTATTTACTCCAACTACTGTTGACCCTAAAGAAAGATATCCATCAAATTCTGTGATTAAATTTGAACCATAATCTCTATTAGTTGGTTTTTGGTAATATTTTAAACCTTGATAAGGTTCATAGTCGTAAACAGCACTATTTTTTTGAACCTCATAAACGGTGAAAGTAACTTGTGATAATGATGCTCCATCACCAGAACCAGAAGTAACCCATTGTGTATATGAGTCTGTTTTTTTCCAAATTAAATCCGTTCTACAACCAGAAGTTATTCTAGAATCATATGCAGTTTTTACTGGAGTTATGGACTGATTTATTATATTTGTTGTTCCAATTGCATCTGCATCAATACCTTCTATCAACTGATCCATTTTATCAATCTCAATGTCAGCCAATGATAATCTATCGAGAATTCCTTCTCTTTGTTTGATTTTGAGTTCTAGTTCTTGCTTCAACTCTGCAATTATTTCTCTGGACTCTGACATTGTAAAGGTAACTAACACGGTTTTTAGTATTTATTTTATTAAAATGACCTCCAAAGAGATGGATTTAGTCTACTAAATTCGCATTTTAAATAATCTTCTTTTACTGTGAGTGTTATGTCTCCACAGATTGCAACTCTTTGTCCCTCCCGTTTTGTTAATTGTAACGTAGAATGCATCAATGAACTTGGAAAAAGAACTACAGTACCTTCTATTGGTGTGATATTGAAATTATTACAATTGTACTTATTAAATTTTTTTATCAAATTATATTTTCCACTTTTTGTTGTTTGGAACATAAAATCAGATACTTCATTTGGATTCTTTGCTTGATGGAAACATAATTTATCTGAAGTTTCATTGCAATCCAAATAATAACAAAAAGATATGTCACTACAATTATGGGTATGGACTTTTATATCAGGAAGGTCTTCTTTATGAATATTCAACCAAGATTTTGTTACATGAATATCTAAATGAGATTCTTCAACATCAAGAACAGTCAAATATTCTCTAACGTTATCAGATAAGCATTTGAAAAACTCTTTATACCTTTCTTCATGGTGTAAAAAATATCTTCCCGAATTCTCTGGTGATTCTAATTCTTCCCTCGGCAAATCATCAGAATAATGCCAATATCCTTTTAATTCCTCTAAGTAATTGTCTTTAAACTCAGTATGACAAGATATTTCTCCACGATAAATTATTGTTGGGAATATCTCATAAATCTGATGTTTTATTTTCCCCTTTATGTGTAGCATAATCCCAACCACCTAATGCATATTCACTATTATCTCCTGGATAATCATATGGTGTCAATCCTTTATACTCTGGTTGCAATTTATCATTAGTTACTCTTTCTGCAAAGACAGTATAATGGCACTTAATCGGCACTCCAGAGTTTGTCTTTATTTTTATTTTAGTACCATCTTGTGAAATAGAATCAACAAATAATTCTTGATATTGTCCTATTGGAGTTAAGTTTACTGTTATCGATTCTGGATAAACAAGATTCTTCCAATATTCTGGTAATTCGATAATATTGTTATTTTCTAATTTCCCCCTAATATATGCACCAACTTCTGGTCCTTCGAGACAAATATATCTCAATCTATGGTTTTCTTTTGTTGGGTGTGGAATATCAAATCCCTTTCCAGCAAGAGCAAGTGCTTGCCTTGCTATTGCATTTGTTGCAACCAAAGAATCTCCAGTTGTTGTAACAAAATCAAAAGCCTGTACATACCCACCAAATGATCCAGAAGAATGCACTATTAACGGAGCATTATTAATTTTGGGAGCATTTCCAAGACTTATTGAATTCTTTAAATCAACCGCATTTTTTAAACTTAATGCATTTTTAATAGTAATTCCATTTTTAGTTGTTACTCCCTGGAATAAACTTACTGCAAATACATTTAATGAACCAATTATATTAGTAATTCCAGTAACTTCAAGTGATGCTGGAACAGCAAGACTACCCAATGGAGGTCCTATCATGCAAGTTGCACGAGCAATTCCTATTTGAGGAGTTGCTCCAATATAAACTGGTCCATTAAGAACTGCAGTTCCTGGGGTTACTCTAGAAGAAGCAGTTAAAAATGAAGTGTCAACCTGCCCAACGATTAATTTATCACCAACGGTTGCTATAGAAGATAGTGCTGGCATATTACAATATAGATAAGAATTTCTTTAAATTACCCAAAGCATTTAATATTTGTCCTATAAAAGAACCTTGAAAAATATCTACTAATGAAGAACTGGACTGTTGTACTCCTGCTGCCTGCTCTACAAACTGCCCCATAATATTTACTGAATTTTGTGCAGGAATATCAATATTTGTTCCTTTTATTCTACTTGTAGGACCATCAATCTCAACTACTTTTCCTGCTTGGATTGTTACCTCACCATCACCATCTTCAGCAACTAAACGAATACTTCTTGCTTTTAATGTAATTTGACCATTCACTGCTTCAAAATGAATGTCCCCATTCCTAGCATAGATTATTTTTGCTGGTTCCTTTTCATTTACTTTTCTTCCACAAATTTCCATTGAAGTTTTCAATGAAATATCCCACTTGTCTCCATCCTTGTAATAAGTATACCCAGTATGCTCATCTGTAATCATTCCATAACCAACTTCTTTTCCGTTGATTGTTGTTCCAGATTGGACCTTAAATCCATATCCCTGCTGCCACCATTCTTTTTTCTGATCTGTCATTAGATATTAGGGAGTTTTTTTTATTTAGTAATACAATCAATAACTTCAATAACACCAAATTGATTAACAACTGTGATTTTGTTAAACTCTGGAGTATATTGCAAGACTGGATATGCAGTTGCCCCTTCTCCCGTTTGCGTAATAATTTCTGCAAATCCTGGGTTTGTATTAAATGAATCTCCACAAACACCACTTACTGATGTTACTCCAACTATAGCACCTGTTGGGGCAATAATTACATTAAATGAGCAATTACCAAACTTAATTTTATCTCCACTAGTATATCCAAATCCTGGATTTGTAATAATAATATTTGTGATTATTCCAACAACATTTGTTCCAATTCCAGTAAATGTTCCAATTCCAGTAAATGTACCAATTCCAGGGAAAGGAACAGTCGGTCCATTAATTGAAGTTGTTCCAATACCAGCAGTTCCCCCACTCTCATCTGGGATTGGAGTTCCTGGAGGAGATTCATTTGGTTGATTTGGTGCTGGGGGCAAAGTAGGAGAAAGTCTATTTCCTATCAAAATAGTAGTCTTTGCTACATAGTCATCATCTGGATCATATAAATTAAACACTAATGTCTCAACTGGCTCAGTTTGATTATCTTGCCTTACTTTTACTTTTAATGTTGCTCTATTATTAACTACTTTTATTTTATTTGATAATGAACTGATTTCCAAATCTTCTATTTTTATATCTCCAGTGATATCATAAAATAATTCAGTATCGTCCTTAACATTAGTAGTTAAAATTGTAAATGTTATAGTTTCACCTTCAAATACAGTATACTTGTCTGCGTAAACTGCATAAGTGGGAGGAATAAACACTGTAGAATAATTAGATGGGCAATATCCAGATCCAGGATTTACCACATATATTGATTCAATTCTTCCGTTAGAAATTTTTGCTTCAAGTTTAGCACCACTTCCATGATTTGTATTATCGATTACATTTATAGATGGTGGTTTTGTATATCCTTTCCCTTGATTTAAGATCTGAACAGTAAATATAGATCCATCATTTCCAACAATTGGAAGTGCTTCTGCATTAATTCCTGTTCCAAATATTTCTATAATGGGGGGAATACATGAAGCAGACTTTGTTCCCTCTGATTGTGGTGTTTTTTCTTTTTGAGTGGTTGGATTAGTTGCTTTATTTGCACAATCTCTAAATGGAGAAGGACCAGTGTAACCAAACAAAGACGATGACCCCAATGCTTGGTCTATATTTTCATTGATTCCCTTCATGAAGTTTAACTTCTTAAGGGTTCTTGACCAACTATCTTTACCACTTTTTGAAGACCCAGATTTGGAGCACCACTGTGAGGCTGTTTCACATTTCAATTGATCGCAACCAATGAAATTCAAAATTTGCTGAGCAACTGAGGAAATTTGTCCAAGTACACTTGAAATTTGTCCTATTCCCCCGAGCAACCAATCCAAACCAGACATTACTGGTCCAAGCAAATCCTCAATGAAATTCATTAATTTTCCAAGGATTCCTGCAACAAATTCTTCAACAGCACACATTGGAGCATTTATTGCTCTGCCAATCATGTTGGTTAAAAGATTTACAATATAATCAATAATTAAAGGAATAAGTTTTTCAAATAAACAGAAAATAATATTAATGATATTTTTTGTTGCTTCTGCCACTGGTGGATGTTGTGGGAGAGGCAGAACCTTTGCAATAAAATCACGGAATAGTGATGTAACTAATTTTATAATTGCTCCCCTAAGGTTATTGACTATGAATTTTATAACCCCGACAATTCTTCTCGCAAATCCTTTTATTTCATTTACAATATCAACAAATTCATTCAATATTGGGTCAATATAAGTTCCAATAAAATCCTGTATTCTTCCAGTAAATTGTATAAATTCTTGAAGTATTTTTGATATTTTACCTATAAGATTATCATTACATCCATTTTCTCTTGTTATGCAAATTTCTCCTTCGGCAGCAAATTGTTGAGCTGCTAAATCTTCCCTAATTAATTGATCAGCACCAGGTTTATTTTCATCTCTTGTTGATGGAGTCAAAGGACCAACTGAACTTGTGCTCGCAACTCCTGCTACTGGTATAGATGATGTGGTTGGTTGAGATTGTACTCCTGGGTTTTGTTTTCTTATTTGTGTTGCTGCCTGTTTTAATGGTCCAGAGTGCCCAGTAAAGGGTCTTAACTGGTCTTTAATTGATTCTGATGGAAAGTTCGTTACACTTTCGTTCCTATGAAGACATCCAACTACAACTGGTTGCTGCCCATCATCTCCATCCAAGAAAAATCCGAATGCAGTTTCACCCCCAGACAATCTCAGAGTTTGTCCGATTCCACCTTGGGCAGATCCTTCTGCTCCAGTAGTCATGACATGTGCCCAAGGCAAATCGTTATCTGGAAGAACATCCCTATCAAAGGGATGATAACCAATAATTCTTACTTTACAACGATATGCCCAACTTCCACTAGTCTCTCCTTTCTTATTCTTACCTGCATCTGGAGCAGATTTTTCGTCTCTCCAAACTGATGCAGGAGCAACTTGACCAATCCACCAAATGAATCCGTCTTTGCCCAAATAATTTGATTTTAATAAAGATCCTTCAATCATCGAAAATTTTACATTCAGGTGCGTTTGGGTTTATATCACAATATAATTCAAAATTTGTTGGGCAATCAATAGCTTCTGGATTGTGCTTTTGATACTCTAGTAATTCAGAAAGATAATCTTCCAAATATCTTTTTCTTTGTTTATTTATTGCAGGACTCTCAAGTTCCTCGCATATATCAGTAATTACTGTTTGTAGTTCCATTGTTGTTACCTATTGGTAGATCCGTAAAGCCCATAACTATCACGGATTAGTTTTAAACTAGTTACAACTTGATTTCCCTCGAAGTGGTGTCGTAATTCTTTAATCAAATAATTTCCACTTTGTTGTTTATCAATTTGTTTCTTATCTGTCATTTCAATTGCTGGAAATTCCGCATAGATTAACTCTCCAGCTTTCAGATTTACGTTGCATGGTACTACCATATTTAGTGACTGTGTGAACAAAATGTTATATCTCGAAGCAGATTTTGCCATATCTGCAACATCTCTGCCAGATTCTTTTGTTACAGTTTCAGTATCTAAAACACCTCTATCTGAAGTTCTTACTAAAATTCTTGTCCACGAATCTCCCAATTCTTTAGACACAGCAATTGTGTCATCTGTTCCTAGTGTATTTTTTATTTGGTCTTTTAACTTATACTGATATATGTCCATATGTCCAGTATAAAAATCATAAAAGTATGTTTTATTGGAATACATTCCAACCCTTAAACTTTTTAGTAGGTCAATATTTTTTTCAATATTGTAGTTTAATATTATAAAAGAATTTTGCTGTTGGTTTGCAGAAATTGCACCAGTAAAAGTATATTTTGGTATATTCTTTGAGTCTGCTGAAGAAGAACCTACTTGAGTGTTTGAAACTAAACTATCAATACTTTTAAAATTAAATCCATCTCTGTTCTCATAAAACAAATATCCTGCAGTTCCTTTTGCTTCACCAGTATTTCCTCCACCAGAAACTCCACCAGAAGATGCTGGCATTGCCTTTGGTCCTAACCAAGTCAGTACTGTAAATGGTTTTCTGCTATTTGAAATAAAGCTATAACTATTTGAAGTATTTTCTATATTTTTTTCTTTATACTTTTCCGTCTTTAAATCATTTTTTAATATTGCTTCTACTGTTGTTTTTATATTTCCACCATATTTCCTAAAACATCTTGTTGTTTCATTTGTGATACCTTCTCTTGATACGAGGTGTAAAGTGAATGTTTCTCTGGTATCTTTTGCCATTACATCACTAACTTTAAAAACATACATTGAATATGTTTCATCCAAAGTAAATTCTCCAGAAGCAGTAGTTACACTAATAGAAACTCTCTCTCCTCCTCTTATTGGTAGAAAATTATAAAGAGAAGTTGTATTTGAAACCATCATACTCATAGTTACACATGGAGAAAGAATGTCTTCAAAATAATCACAAAACAAAATAGAGTTTGTGATGTCAATTTTTTTCTTTCCATCAAGAGATTCAATTACAACAAAATTATATTTTAAACCTTCTATTGCTGGATTTGACATTATGTTTGCGAAAGATTGGTTAAAAGAAGAGACTTCATTAAACTATTTACCACTTGAGATGGTGGTGTTCCCATTACAGTGGGTGTGGAATTACTATTACCACCAGGAGCAGTTATAACAGAAGGTGGACTAGAACTTGATTGAGATTGTTGTCCTTCTATTGGAATTAAAACTATAGATGAACCTGGAGAATTATATTCTGGATAATCTGAAATATTTTTTCCCAATTTTGATAATTCCTCTGGAGCAAACATAGATGGGTCTACACCCATTCCACCCATTCCACCAACATTAGACTTGAGTAAATTTTGAAGCTTATTATTGTATTTGGTATAATCTGGATGAACTTTATCTTTTGCATTAAATCCCCCACCAAACTGAACAAAACCAGGAAATTCATTTGCAAGTGCTTGTAGTTTTGGATTCATTGCTGCCAAATCTCCTCTGTCAACACTTGTCCCCATCAATTGAACTCCCTTTGCTCCCATTTTCTGAGCATATTGTAATTGTTGACGAACTGTTGCTAAATCTGAAGTATCATTGGAAATACCAGAAGATAATCTAATAAGTTTACCTTTTAAATCTTGATTCTGAAGCATTCCCATAACATCTTTTGGACTTGCTCCGACTGTAGCAGTTCCTGCAGAACCAGAAGAATCCTTTGACCCCTTTGCTATGCTATCTCCTATAGTAAGCATTGGTGCTGCACCAATATCATTTGAAGTGAATTTTCCATTCATAGAACTTCCAGGTGCTGTCGCTGCTTGCGTTCCAGTTTTTATTGGTGCAACTGCTGGAGTTTTTGGTGCGGTTCTTAAAAATGGTCTTGGGTCTATTAATTTTCCTGAAGTATTATAAAGTTCAAAATGCAAATGAGGAAAATCTGGAGAACTTGCCTTATCTGCTGGTGAAATAGTGCCTATTTTTTGTCCTGTTTTAACTTCTGTCCCTGTAGAAACATTTGATAAAACATGAACATATCTGGTCATACTTCCATCTTTATGTTTGATGCCAATTGTTTGACTACTTCCTCCTCCTTTTTGCCAAGCATATCCACGTCCAACTTCAACTACAGTTCCTGACATTGCTGCTAAAACAGGATCTCCTGCTTTTTGATCTGCAATATCTTGTCCAGCATGAGACCCATGTGATCTTGCTGCTCCAAATTGTGCTCCACCATAAGTGCTTACATGCCCAGTAACAAATGGAGCAACTCTTTCAACATTATCAAATCCTGGATAATTTGCATCTGTAACACCTTGGTCGTTTACTCCAGGTCCCATATTATTTGGGTCCGCAGAAATATTATCGGTATATGTTCCTGGTCCTATTTCTCCACCAGATACAGAAAAACCCATTGCAAAATTACTAAATTTATCCACAACACTTGAAAATTTGTCTAGTGCATTTTTAAATCCACCAGAACCTTCCGACAATCCTTTTTGTTTTTGTTCTTGTGCCTTGAGTCTTTCTTTTTGCTTTTGTTCTAATGATTTTTCACCAGTAACTCCCTCATATGCTCTATCTGCAGCAAACCCACCAACAAAATTACCTGCCATACTCCCAATAACAAATCCAACTCCAGGAATTGGTATCAATGTTTGCCCTATAGCACCACCAAGTAAACTTCCAGCAAGAGCACCTCCAGTACCTGCTGCTGCTTTGCCAATAGATTCCCCCTCAGCAAGTCCAGTTGCAAAATCAAGTCCAGCAAAAATACTGTTTACAATTCCAATTGATCTCAACCCAGTAAATCTTAAACCTTGTCCTCTTGGAATTGGGGTTGCTTGCCTTGAAGGTTTTGAAGATGTTTTTGCTGGCTCACCAAGTTTTCCTTTTCCAGGGAACATATTTCCAAGAAAACCACCAACATCTAAAGCACCACCAACTAGTGACCTTAATAAATTACCAACATTCCCAAAATTATTAGCAACATTTAAATTTGCTAGTTCTTTTATTTTTCTTTTTGGTGGTAATTTTATGGTTTGAAGAGACTTGGTTTCTTTAACCAAAAAAGTAGAAAATGATTTATATTCTGACTGCATTTTTGACAAGTCACGTTTAGTCTTGCCGTTATACGAAGCAATACTATTAAATGAAGATACTAATGGAGATGTAATTGCTTTTGCCATTATCCGTCAACAATATTATAAACGATTTTTGAATACATTGTTAAGAAATTAGCAGAGTCCGAAGATGGTAAAATAGGTATAGATGGACCACTATCACCCAAAGGATTGGTTGGTGGAATTATAACTTGTCCACCTCCCCCACCACCAGAAGATTGTTGTTGTCCTCCAGTAATCCCAGGCAATGTTACAACTGATGGTTTTGCTTGTGAAGGTGGTGGTTGAGATATGCTCATTGCTAATTTTGCCCTCTCTTCTGGGGCAAACATTGATGGGTCTACACCAAGTCCACCCATTCCTCCTTTTACTTGAGAAGTTTTTGGTAAATATTCTTTAACTTTTTTCGATGCTTCTTCTTTTGTTACACTTCCATCCTTATTTAAATCGAGACCTGCATTCTGAGTATAAGCACGTCCAGTATAACCACTCATGGCACCTTTGCCAAAAAGAACGAAATTGTCAGGTTTTCCTACAGCAGCAGGAAAAAGAACAGACATATAAACATCGGATAAAGATCCACCTTTATTTAAAGTTCCTTCAAAATATTTGTCAACGTATTTAAGTTGCTCTGTTCTTGTCATTTTTGACAAAGCATCAGTGGAAGTTCCCAATCCCTTTGCAGTATCTGGCATAAATTGAATCAATCCAGTAGCACCACTGCCAGCTTTGTTCTTTATTGAAGGACTAAATGTTCCTCCAGTTTCAAATCCCATGACTGCATAAAGATAATCTTCTGGAATATTATATTTTTTAGAAATATCAGTAACTCCTTTTGTGAAAGAGGTATCTTTAGAAACTTCTTTGGGAATTGTTCCTGGAGAATAAGAAGATGGACCAGAAGGCATCCCTCCAGGGGAAGAAGCAGGACTAGATGAAGGTGCTGGAGAAGGTGCTCCACCTCCAGGAGAAGAAGTTGATGGTCCTTGACCTATCTTTGCTGATGAACCTTTTATCATTTCTTCAACAGCATTTGCAAATTTGTTTACAATAAATGCAAATGTATCAACTAATCCTGTCGGTATATTTGAAATTTGTGGGATACTCTGCAATCTATCACTATCTGCAAGAGCATTAACTGCCATCCCACCACCAACTGCACCAAGACCTAATCCCAAAAGACCCGCCCCCCTTCTTCCTATCCTAGCACTTCTTGGGGTAGTTCTTCTTAATGGTCCACCTGGAACATCAATATCCAAATTTAATCCTGGACTTCCTCCAGGAGATGCTTGTGGTAAATTTGATAGTTGATTTACTATTTTGAGAATGGTTTGCCTAATTAATTTTGCAATTTCAAAACTTTCAGTAAAAGAAGTCTTAAGTGTTGCGAGACTTTCTCTTAACTGTTTTATGTTTTTTCCACTTCCAAAGAAATTTACAAATCCAAGGGCATTCTTATATGCATCTAAAAATTTATCTAAAATACCAACGGGTTTTGCTGCATCAACATCTCTAAGTCTTTTTTGATAATTGTCGGAAAGTTGTTTAGTGAAATTGGCAGTCTGTTGTCTTATATTTTGTACAACAGTTTGTAGTTGAGTTACTTGAGAATTTTGCTGCTGCCTAATTTGTTGTATTTGATTTATTGTATTTGATGCTACTTGTTGTAATTTTCCGTCTACTTGCCTATTTGTTATATTTGTAGCATTTCTAATACTATTATCAACCTGATTTAAAATATTGGAAGAAATAGTACTTACAATAGAATTAATGTCTGGAGTTACTGGTTTTACTGCAGCACGTTGGAATCCTACAATTTTATTTGCAGCAGAAGAAACAACAGAAGACCCTAAAGGTGCTCCACCAGAAATAAAATTCTGAGCAGATTGTGAATTTATTGGATTTCTTCTTACTATTGATTCTGGTCTAAGGGCAGATTTAATTGCCATGTGCTTGCTGTTTTTGCTTCAGTTTTTCTTCTTCAATATGCTGCTGCAATAATCCAACGTAAATGTCCCTTTCCCAAGGCATCATATTTTCAATCTCAGTCAAAGAGTATTTATGGAACTGCATTAAGGCAAAATTGATTTTGAAATATGCCTCAAGATCCATATGGGACATAATCAACCGAAAAAACTCGTTAATCCCTCCAACGTCACTTCATTCATTACTCCAGTCTTAGGATTTTTAACCTGAATTGTGTGAGAAAGTTTTGGCATTGTTTCAAAGAACTTTTCAATCTTTTTGAACTGATTAGAATTCATCTGCTCAATAAATTCTATTAATTCTTTCTTTGTACAATCTGCTGCTGCCCAAGATTCTTCATCACTATAAACCATATCAATACATGATGCAATAATATCAAAGGACTTTTCAATATTACTTTCACTTTGAGCATCACTAAAATCAAAATTATTTTTGATAAATTGATCCAATGAAGGATATTTCATTCTCATTATTAAATTATTATCTAATTTGATATCAGATGAATGTTCTGGGTCTTTTTTCACCTTAATTTCGTCAATATAGACTGTTACTGGAACTTGTGTATTGGAATCATCATCGTAACAAGTTACAATTAAATCAATATTTTCCCCTACAGACTTTCCTCTTACATTTAAGAATACATATTCAATGTCAAAAGTGGGTAGTTCTTCTACCTTCACCCCTTTGGTAATAATACACTCCTTTAATACTTGTTTTATTGCAGTAGTAATTTGTTTAGTATCTTGTGATTCTAATGCAATAATTAAAATCTTTTCTTCTTTTACTAAAAATGGTCTATATTTTATAGTTTTTCCGTTTGAAGGCAACTCCAACTCATATGTTGGTGTAGAAATCTTTGGTAAAGGCATAATATCCTAATATAGTCTTCATTACGATTATTTATCGAGTATTACCAGTACCATCATTTTTCTCATAAACATACCTAGAATAACTAAATTCTACAGTTGTTTTAGTTATGGTGCTTCCCTCATATGAAACTGGAAGTGCAGTTATGTTTGTTGGAAATGCATCAATTAGTCTATATGTAATGGTTGGAACATTTCCCAGTTTCCCACCACTTAATTCTGGTCTTTCCTTAAAATTTCTTTCAAATTTAACTATACTAATAATTCTTTTGTACTCATTTGGATATCTCATTCTAAAAAAATCATTTCTATTTTTAGCATCACCAAATCCAATTTTAGATACTGGATATGAACCAGTACCACCATAAAGTGGGTTGATGAAATTCATCCATTCTTCAAATAAACGAATAAGTCTATAATCATTATCGACATAAAAAGTTAAAGTTACTGGAGTATAGATTCTCCTCGTTGGTATCCTTTCGATTATTCCCTGACGACTTCCTGCCTCTTCAGCAACTTCGAATGTTGCCCCTGGAATTACTGCTTCTGAACAATAAAAGTCATAATAAGCATTTTTAACTGCATCATTAGTCAATCCAGAATTTGTCAGCCATTGCATCAACCTATCATCATCTGACGTTGTATTTGTCAAGTGCAATGCAACTTTAAATTGACTTGTTAATGATAATGCACCAAGAATATTTCTGGCACCCTCAAGTGTGACCGCACCATCTGATCTCTCGGTGGTCATCTTTACATAAAGTGGCCCTATGTCTGGTTGCCCCTTCGAATCTCTTTGTGCCATTTATAAATATTTTTAAAAAATATCTATACTATGTATGCCACATAAAGATGATTCTGGGTACAGACAAGGAAAATTTAGACCACAAAAACCAGAAAAATACAAAGGAGATCCAACTAAAATAATTTACAGGTCATCATATGAATTAAAATTCATGCAATATTGTGACCTAACAGAAAGTGTAAATGAATGGAAATCTGAAGAATTTTTTATTCCTTACATATCACCAATAGATAATAAAGTACATAGATATTTCCCAGATTTCTTTGTTAAGTATAGAGATAAAAATGGAAATACTCGTACTTTAGTTGTAGAAATAAAACCAGAAAAAGATTTAAAAATGCCAGAACAAAACCCAAAAAGAAGAACAAAATCTTGGGCATATAATGTAAAAACATGGGCAATAAATCAGGCAAAATGGAAAGCAGCAAAAGAATATTGTGAAGATAGAAAATACGAATTTCGTATCTTAACAGAAAAAGACCTAGGAATTAAAGTAAGATGATATCAGAGGACATAAAACAACAAGCGGGAAAAAAATTCAGAAGTAGCAATTGGTGGACAAATGCTACAATGAATGAATTAAGAAATTATCAAAGAAAAAATATAAATGAATTTGATACTAATTTTATAGTTCCTGGAGATTTAGTTTTTTTCTTATATTCAGCAAAATATCCCCAAAAATATCTTTGGTGGGATAGGCACCCATTATCCTTTATAGTTGATGTAAACCCGAGAGAAGGTAGCTTTATTGGAATCAATCTTCATTACTTAAATCCACAATATAGAGGGGGATTTGCCAAATCACTCCTAAATAAAACAGGAATTTCCAATGCACCAAAAAAGACTATTCACAAATATCTTTTTTCTGGTGTGATGAGTGAACTGTTTAAAGTCCCAAAAAATGATTGGGTTGGTGTTTCATTATTACCGACAGAGCAATTTGTCGATAAAAACGGATTATCCGTACCAAAATACCGAGTCTGGGACGCACCATAAATGAGTTATAAGTTATTAAAAGACAATTACTATACTTCTGGAATTGCCCCTCTTGGAGTTCCTTTAGGATTCGGATTAAGGTATGACCCCACAACTGGTGATTATGAATTAAAACAAAAAGGTCTTGGTGGTAGTTACGATATTGGAATTGGACTTGCAGTTTTTTACAAAAATGGAAGTTGGTATGGGGATGCTTTAAAAGACCCAAAACTATTCAAAGATGGAAAACCAACTGCATTAGCAAATCAAATAAGTGAAGATATTAGAAGAAAGGTTGGAGCAGCATACACAAAAGGTGGTGG